GTTTAGGAAAGAATATGGAGAACTTTAAGACCCAGGTATCTTTCAAAGGTAAATTCACAGCTATATTACCTTATGCTAAGTACACTAAACGTACAGGTAATGGAAACGATCAACAAGAGATTTATATATTTGGTGATGTTGTTAAGTCAATGCACTACAATTCATATTCTCAAAAGAACTTGAGACCTATAGATTTCTCAAGTGATTTCCAAAATACTAACCAAGGTAATGGCGATCATGAGATCACAAAAGCTCAGGTCGACAATGCTGCTAAAAACTATTTCACATCTAGAAACCCTGGATGTGATATTCCTAGTATACAGATGACTGTCGAGATGGCAGCTCTTAGGGATAGTAATTTATTCGACGAATATACCATTAATCGTTTAGAGACTATTGGACTTTGCGATACTGTCGATGTGTGGGTGTCTAAATGGAACCTATCCACAACCCTTAAAGTCCGTGAGCTAACTTATGACGTTCTAAAAGAACAAATTAAGACAATGGTAATCTCTGATAATGGTAAAGGCTCTACTAGCTACGGGTCATCTTTAACATCAACTGTCAACTCAAAGGTTGAGCAGAGCGTTAATAACATCTTCTACAACAGCGGAGGTTTGTGGTCCAAGATCGTTAACCTTACAGCAGATGGACATAACATCATCAATTACCAAACAACCCAACCAGCTTCTGCTAGAACCGGAGATCTTTGGTACAAAGACATGGGTAATGGTAAGGTTCAGCTAAACATTTGGGATGGATCAAAATGGAAGCGAGTTGTTGACTCTGATTTCGAAGATGATGTCAACAGAACGGTGGCAACTCATTTTGCGGAAGTTGAACAGAAGATTAAAGATGCTGAGGAAGACTCCAAGGAACGAACTCTACAAGCTTTAAGCAAGGCGGAAAGCGCATTACTCCAACTCAGGGATCTTCCACAAACTGGAGAATTCAACAAAATAAAAGATCAAGTTGGTGTTTACGAACGTGTTATTGGTAAAAACGAATCCGAGGTTAAAAAGAATGTTACAGGAATGGTTATGACTCCTGAAATATTCCAGACTGAGGTATTTGCCAGAGGCGTTTTGGGATCGGTTCTAAACCCACCGCCTAAAGTGATTAACCATATTCTATCAACTGATAATTTTGCGGATATGACTTCTGGGATTCTTGTCGATAGAAGAAAAATCAATACGAATTTGACTTATATCGCAAATCCTTATGTTGTTAAACGCCCAACGGGAGTTGACTCTGAACTGTTATTTTACACAATACCTGTTCGAACTATAACTCCTAGCGCCGAAACGACAGAACCAAATAACCAACCATATTGGTATATTTCATTCCCACTGGACAACTATGAGATAAAAGTTGGTGAAAGATGGACACTTTCGTTTGAATGGAGAGTGAACCCTTTAGGTAATGGTTATTTCTCTGCTGCCGAGTCTCAACAATTTCATTATGGTTTTTACGACTTCGATAAAAAACGTTGGGAAATTGGTCCTTGGACTGTTGATGTAAGCGCCACAGGAAGACAAGCTGCGGGTCCTGATTATCGTAAAGTGTCTCAAAATATGGCGTATACTCAACTTAGAAGTCTTGGGAAGAACGTTCGATTTGCTATAGTATATACACATTCATCTTCATTATATTTCCGTAATATAATGTGGAATAAAGGTGAAGAAGCACCATACAGTCCTATTACTTCTATCTCTACTAGGGTTACTCAACTCGCAGGATCTTGGGCTGTTAAAAACCTTAACAGTAACAATGACGTTGTATCCGAGATTAATGCTACGGGCGCCGATGTTAGAATTAAAGGTTCTTCTATATGGCTCGATGGTAACACTAAAATTGAGAATGCGGTTATTAAGGATGCACATATAGCGAATATCAACGCTGCTAAGATTACTACAGGCACTCTTGATGCTAATAGAGTTAATGTGATAAACTTAAATGCTAGTAACATTGTGACTGGTACAATGAGTGCAAACTATATTCGAGGTGGAATTCTGGCATCTCAGAGTGGAAGTTTGACATTTGACTTGAATAGGAATTATCTGAGATTCAACGCCGCTGCAAATATAGAATTTACTACGGCAGACAACTCGTTATTCCGTAGAAAAGGTGATGGTACTGGTTTCCTCCACTTCAGCGATGATACTTACGGAGGAGTATTCGTAGGTCTCGGTGTTACTTCACATAATATCGGGACGATATCTCAAGACACTGGTTACTTCTCCGGTATACGTATATTCCGAGCAAACGATAACGTCGACCAAACGGAGATCTTTGGTGATAAAATATTACTTGGTCATGCTTTCTCTGGTGGTCGAGATGGTATATATCATTTCGTATTTGAACCGACTAAACTTTCTAAGGGTATTAGTATGATACGATTATGTAACTCTGTAGAATCTCTATGGAGATGTTGGGAGCATTTAAACAATGTAGGATGGAATGTCGGTAATAATGACTTTTCAAACGCTGTTTGGAATGAACGAAGAAATCACAAATATATAGGAACATAGAAAGGAGTCATAATATGACTGTAGATATTAATGTATGGTTGGCATGGATGTTTGCACGTGAAAATCGAGTAACGTATTCCATGACTTACCGAAATGGGCCTGGCTCATTCGACTGTAGCTCTAGCATGTATTTTGCCGGTGTCGAAGCAGGGATGCCTAAATTATCATGGCCATGTTCAACAGAGTCAATGCATGATTGGTTGTTGAGTAATGGTTGGACGCTCATTGGTGAAAACCAAGAGACCGCTACACAACGTGGAGACATCTTTATCTGGGGTCGGAAAGGATACTCTGCTGGCGCCGGAGGACATACTGGTATGTTCGTGGATAGTGAGAACATTATTCACTGTAACTACGGGTATAACACAATTTGTCAGAACAATCACGATTGGCTTTGGGAAATCAATGGAGGTCCTTATGTATACTACTACAGATACACTGGCGGACAACCTCAGGCTACTCTTCCCCCCGCCGTAGTACAATCTGCTCAGAGTACATTTGAACGTGAGTTGGACGCTCGTCAGCCACTATCAAAATCAGAGCAACCTTACTACGAAGCGACTGTCACGGAGGACTATTGGGTTGAAGCTGCACCATATGGAGGTGCTCCTGAGAAAGAACTTTTCAAGGCTGGCTCTCGAGTTCGTGTATACGAAAAGGTGAATGGATATTCTCGTATCGGATCTCCGCAATCGGACCAATGGATGGACGACAATTATCTAGATGATGCTACTGACATGGCTGGGCATCTTTAGGAGGACTAAATGAAAATATATGACAATGGAGAACTAATTCATGTTGATAGCTCCAAAGATATTATAGAGCACTTTGGTATAAAAGGTATGCGATGGGGTCAGCGAAAAGTTCGCGAAACCCCTAACTACCTACATCGATCTAGAGATCTTGGTAATGGTCTTTCGTTAGAAGCTCGAAAAGCAAATCTGATTACTAGAGGCCTTATTCAAATATCTCGTAGAGCAAGACAAGGATACAATGACCGAGGTTCGTACAACATCCGAAAAGATGGTAAGAAAGTCGGAGAATTGTATGTGGACAATCTTGGTAAAGGCGAACTTAACGTTAACTGGGTTAGTGTTAAGAAGAAATATCAAGGTAAAGGATACGCTCAACGGGTAATGAAAGAAATCGACAAGATTGCTAAGGACGGTAAACATACTCATGTTACTTTAGAAGTTCCAGAAATCTCACCGAATGCCAGACATTTATACAAAAAACTTGGATACAAAGAAGGTAAAACTACAAAAGCAGAAGGTTGGGGAACTCTGACCGATATGCGGAAGGAGATCCGATGAAACTTATTGACGAAAGAGGCGAATTAATTCAAGTAGACTCTTCTGAAGATATTTTACTTCACTATGGACGTAGAGGTATGAAATGGGGAGTTAGAAACTCTTTTAGTAATGCCAAAACCAAGTGGCAAAATATCCCGGAGAAGAGACGACGTAGAATTAAAGCCGTAGCAAAAGCAGTGGCTATGGGTGCTGGTATTGTTGGATATCATTACGCTAAAGGTAAGTTAGATCCATATATCCGAGCACAAATAGTTAAGATGATGTAAAAAGGAGGTCTGAATGCCAGACATTTATGATATGGACGAAAACCAACGTATTGAGCGATCCGTTAATGGGTTGCTCGGACGTTTGTCCACATTAATTTGGGAGAACGAATCTCTCAAAACAGAAGGAGCTTATTACAAGCAAAAATATATTGAGGCTATGGAAGAACTGTCTCAATTAAAAGAAAAAGGAGATAAATAATGGTTGTAAGTGCAAAAAATGTAATCCTTAATACAACTTTGGATATGCGTGCAGGTATGGATACTATTAAAGTACATGTCCCAGAACAGTATTTACGAAATGATCATAACAATCTATATTTGAATGTTAAAAGGGCTCTTGACGATCGTCAGTTATGGTCTAAAGAAGTTAGAAATGCTACAAATCCTTTAGAAATTACACTAACTAAGAATTTGGTTGACGGATATACGGGGGATGTATATTTAACATTAAGTACTTTAGAAGGGTTTAAATTCTTCTTTACTATAAAAAGTGAAAAATCTAGCACACAGAAACCGTATGTTGCTAAATCGTTCTACCCATCAGACACTATCTTTATCAACAAAATACCTAATGTGGAACTTAGCGAAATTGATGTTGATGAGATTTCTGGTAATGATAAATCAAGCGCTAAAGCAGTTATTACTAAAGAAGAAATCGAAAAAACTTTATTTGCAGGGGTCGATGGTAAATACCAAAATATCCAAAACTTTGTGGAAGGGTATTATAATGAAGAACAACCATATGCCGGAACTGTATCTACAGCAATTGAAGATATTGCTTGGTGGGGAATTCTTAATCCAGAACCTGACGGCATGTGGGCTCGTTGGCTAGATAAAGCAAAAATGACCGGTAGTGTATATAGCTATAAAGGTGATACTACTGGTGAACAAGTTAAGTTGTCTGATGCTTTTACAGCTTGGCTTATGGGATATCCTGATGCGGATGGTAAATTAGAGAAAAACATTCTCGGTCGTGTAGTTCGTGAACATGATGATATGAAGAAGTCCGGAGTAACTGGTGGTCTTGGCGAAGAAAGTATCAAATCTATTGTCGATGCTAAAATTGATGAATACAAAAAGACTGTTCCAACGCCTACACCATCATTATCACGAGAAGATATCACGCTTTTAGTATCCCAGAAACTCAATGATATCGATTACTATACAAAAGTTATGGATCAGCTTTCAGATGTATCTTTATCAGGTTTTGTAAATCATTGGGTTAAAGAAGCTAAAACTGGGGACCGTGAAGGAGAAGGTAGGGGCTCTGTATTTGCAGTATTCTCAGAAATGGCTCTTCAAAATGAACATCCTTCCAATGCTTTCGCTAAAATGCATAATGACATCAAAGAACTTAAACGTGTTGTTAAACAATTAGCTACAGCGGCAAGTATCGAAAACACCATTACTATTGACGAAGAATAACGCAACCGCAGGACCTACACGGGTCCTGTTTTTTTTTCAAAACAAACGCAGAATTTATATATCCAATAATGAAAACAAATATAATTATTGGAGGACATTACTATGTTAAAATATGTTGATATTAAAGGAAACGAAGTTATTGAAATTGCCGCTCGTGAGGGTATTGAGCAAATATTGGCTATTCGTGAGTATTTAAATAATTTGATGGTGTTTCTTCGGGATACAACTGAATTATCCGAAGAACAAATCAAAGAGTTTGACAATACTGTACGAGAGTTCAATAATACACTCGATTACTGCTCACCGAAAGGTGAAGAAGTACGTATCGATCCAGATACATATCTTAAACTACAAGGAATTAGTATGGAACTTATGACTATATGTGGTAAAAAAGATGAAAGCTATTACTATGAAAAAGGAGTTGAGTATGCTAGTGAACATCAAGAGGAAGCCATTGAAATGGGTAGACTCTGTTATGAAATTCACAACAAATACGAAGAACTTAAAGAAGCGTAATAGCTTCTTCTTTTTTCGCATTTTTTACA